GACTAGTTGTGCTAGTGCTCCTGAAAAGAGAAATTCTGAAATTTCTGTAAAATATAAAGGGCAGGTTGTTCATCGTGCTGGTGGGATATATCTAGATGCTAAAACCTTTCAGTCTAAATTGCGTAAATTAAAACAGGATAAAAAGATTGTTAGGATCATAATATCTGCAGAGTGGTGCGCACCTTGCAAATTTTTAGAAAAAGAATTAAAAAGAAAAAATCTCTTAGAGCACGTGTTGTATTTGAATATCGATGATCCTTGGGTTGCAATTGCAACTAATGGGGTTGCAAAAAAAATAGGAGTGAAACAATTGCCTATTCCCATTATGATTGTGGAAAAATTGAACGGAAAGAACTATATATTTCAAGGTCCGTCACAAATTATAATGCATTTAATTTATATCTAATGTTAGAGTCTTGATAAAGGAGGTAATATCATGAAATCATTTTTGCATAGATTAGCAAATTTATTCAACTCTAAGCACTGCTGTTGCTGCTGTGGATGTTGTGCATGCGCTACAGGTTGTTGTTAATAAAGTATGCACAACCTGAAACCACTTATAGGTAACACACCCCTAGTTAAAATATCTGATTACTTATATGGAAAATTAGAAGCGTTCAACCCAGCTGGATCTGTCAAAGATAGGATGATATCTTATATTATTAGATCTGCACAATTGCATGGTAAAATAAAAAAAGATACCGTCCTATGCGAAGCAACCAGTGGAAACACTGGAATCGCTTTAAGTATGGCGGCAGCTGCGTTGAACGTTCCTTGTCTTATATTTATGCCAAAAAACATGTCAGAAGAGCGACGTCAAATGATGAAAATATACGGCGCCAATATTCTGGATGCCCCGGATAATGATTTTGTTGGCGCAATTGCAATGCGTGATGCATTTTTAGCATCCAACCCAAATGCTTGGTCACCCATGCAATTTAGTAACAGAAAAAATGTCGAATGTCATTTTCTCACAACGGCACCGGAAATACATAAGCAAACCATATCCTTAAGAAAACCTTGGTCTGCATTTATACATGGCGCTGGTACTGGGGGCACCATAGAAGGAGTTAGAAAATACGTAAAGCATCATGATTTAAATACAAAATTATGTATGGTTTCTCCTAAAGAGTCCCTTTCGGGGTTACCACACGGAATTCAGGGGATTGCTGATGGTAGAGATTTCCTAGCAAAAAAAGAAGATATGGATGATATAATACACATAAGAACAGACGAGGCAATCAACAGAGCGAAGCAGTTTGCAAAAGAAAGTGGATTACTGGTTGGTATAAGTTCTGGTGCCAACATTCTCGCTGCAGAAAGGTGGATTTCAAGACAGACTTTTCTTAAAGGCGCTGTGGTCACAATGTTGTGCGACCGGGGCGAGAGATACTTTTCTGTATATGAAAAAACTAATTCTGATTTAACCTAATATAAATTCTATTTATTTAGAGATTTTATGATGAAAAATATGAAAAATTGGAAAAATTTTCTAAATGAGCAAGAGGCGGTAGAGCATTTAGAGAATGAAATTTTAAAATTTTTAAACGAAGACACGTTAGAAGAAGGGTTCATGGACAGAATTTTACCATACGTTCTTGCTGGTGGTGCTGCACTGGGAGGTATGAGTGCCGCTCAAGCAAAACCTATAAGTCCAAAACAAGCAACAAGTCAATTGGTCAAAGTGCTAAACAAAGAGGTTGGAAAAAGAAAGAACCGATTTGGTTTGCCATTAAAATTTAATGAGATTGATCCTTCCGTGGAAAAAGTAGGTAGATCCATATCTCGTTTGACTAAAGCAATACCTCCAGAAAAAAATGAAAAAGAAATTATAAACATTATTGCTAAAGGTATACTAAGTGGCGTAGATAAGGAAATTGATGCCAGTGATATGCTCGACGCAGCAGTAAGAAAACTTGACTCATCCACAACAAAGGCACTTAAGAAAAAAAGAAGGCGACCAAAACGCGATATCGTCAACACCAAGTTTCGAAACCCTAGATTTGCTTTATTAAATTCCCTAAATGGCATTGCCGCACAAATGATACAAAATAAGGATTTTAAAAAAGAGGAACAGATGTTTTTAAAGAATTTAGAGTTTGCAAATTCAACAGGTGGAATATCTAAAGAAGAATATAGAAAAATAAAGACTATTTATAATGGGAAAGGATCTTTTAGCAGTAAATATAAGAAAATTTCCAATATTTTAAATCCAAAGGGGCAAAAAAAATGAAATTACTATTAGAAGGTTGGAAAAAATATATAAACGAAAGTCTCGCCGATGATGCTTATGACTTGGGGTACATTGATGCTCATAACGGCGATTGGAATCCACCAACTAGCGCCAAAGCAAGAGATTATTATTTTCAGGGTTATGATGAGGGTATGCAGAAGATGAAGAGTCTTCCGCCTGAAGAAATCCAAGCAAAGGAAAAAATGCGCATGCAAACTGGAATGGAACCTGACTTAGAGGAAAATAAAAAATGAAACTAATAATGGAAAACTGGAGAAGCTACATCAACGAAGATCTGTCTAGTTCTATCTTTTTAAAAGTTAGAGAAAATGCTGAATTAGATATTTTGTCTTATTATACTATGCCTGCTAGAAGTGAATTGGATGGACCAATGTTACAGAGGCATATGAATCTATCAAAGCACCCCACATTGGTGGAATTGAGAGATTATCTAGTGTATGGTGGACCAAGCGCGAAAACTAGCGGGATGAGTTATAAAGAATTTCGTAATAAATTGGTTCCTGAAAAGTTTGCTCAACAGTTGGCTGCTAAGGTTGGTCTCGATCTGGACGCTGTCAAGGCAGCGCATGACCCAGGCGGTACTGCTGGTCAAAAGTGGCCACTGCCAGGTCTAGACCTCACTGGATATATGATATATTGGATGATTGATAGTGGCACACTTACTATAAAAGGCAACAAGTACGCCCCCACGCCCCGTGGCGCAAAAAGATTTTATGAATTAATGGACAAGAGAGGAAAAGACCTTCCGGACACGATACAGGGTGGTGAAGATGCAAAATTCCGCCCCAGTAAACCACTCCCAAGCAGAAAGTTTGACCCTTCGAGGTTTAAAGAATGAAACTAGTTTTAGAAAATTGGCGAAAATTTATCAATGAAGGTTTGTCAGGTCCAAAACAATCTAAATTTACTGAAATGAGGGACAGGTATTTGCCCCCAGGAGAAGATCCCGGTGATCCATCCCCAGAAGAAGAGCAAGAGTATGATGAAATCTATACATCAGTAATGAATCTACTAGACTCTGCCGAAGAGTCTCCAGGGTCTTTACGCAAGGTTGATGACTCTATGTTTGTCATGTATGATCCCGCAGGGCAACAGTTTTTGGTCTTCAACAAAGAAGATGCAGACGTTTATTATAAAGACAAATCTGAATATTTAGCAGATGAAATTGCAGATAGACTTACTAGCGCTAGGCGCCAAGAAAAATCCATACGAGATTATGAAGGAGATTATTAGTATGAACAATATAGAAAAAAAGACCCTTGTTAAACTAATCAGCAGAAAAGTTAAACAAAAATTAAATGAAAGTATGAATCCGGATCTTAAAGGCGGCGCTAAAAGATTTGCATCAAAACTAGATCCAAAATTGCAAAATGCCCTTAAATCAGTTCTACCCCAATTGCAAGATATTATTTCAACGACTGGTGACCTGGATCAGAAAGTCGATATCGCAATGATGCTATTGCAAAATTTTGGTTTTGGAATTCCAGAGCTGGAAGCAATCCGAACCAAACTAAGTGGAAAAATACAAAAATTGGCACGAGACGAAGAAGAACCAGGATTGGAACCAGAAGAAGAACCTATGTCCGAAGCGTACGACGTATGGATGGAAAAAGTTACATCCGTATCTGGAGCTGATACTTTATCAAAGAAACTGGTATCTACAGCAGGTGGTGCTCTTCAAAGAATTGCTAAGGTAATGCCGCCACTCGTTCAAAAGCAAACCCCTGCAGTGAAAGTTGATCTAGCACTTCAAACAATTGAGGCGTTATTGGGCATTAAACCTGATGAACTGGCTGGCAACATTTCAAGGTTTACGGCACGTACAAAACAATATGCCAAGCAAGGCGGTGGTACCACCGGCAAATCCCAAGCACCTACGCCACCAGCAGCGCCCCAGTAAAGTAAAAAAAGTGTAACAAGTTTGTTATCATAGATTATGGAATTTGCTGTTGGCATGATTGTTGGGTCTCTAATAAGTCTTACCACTCTTATATTGAGTGTTAATCATATGATCTCTAGAGATAAAAAGAGACCTAAACCAATGCACTATGACATAGAAATTAAATCTCGCGGTAAAAGATCCAAAGGAACACTTTATTTAAAAGAGAGAAAGGATAGTTTTCATGTACGAGCATAAAGAATGGTACACTGGTTCGAATCGTTCTGTATGTTTTAGTGAAATAAAAACAACAATCTGCCAATATGTTAGAGAAGGTGGAAAAATTTATATCGGATCAGATTCTTTCATTTCTCGCAATAAAGTTTCTTTTGCCTCAACAATTTGCTTATACGGACCTCCTCAGTCCAGTAAGTATTTTTTCTTTAAAGAGAATATCAAGTTAGGTCATTATATAAATTTAATTACTAGAATAACTGAAGAAGCAAAAAGGTCCGTAGAAATAGCGGAGGTTTTACTTGAATCTACCGACCTAATCCCCGAAAACATAGAATTACATCTTGATGTCTCCCCCGAAAACTCAAATAATGGAACCTCAAGATTTTCAGAGATGTTAACTGGTTATGTGGTTGGTTATGGATTAAAGTGTAAGGTCAAACCAAATGCTTGGGCAGGTCAAACAATAGCGGATAAGCATTCTAAATGAAACATTTTGACCACCTATGCTATCACATCGACATGGACAATCTTATAGATCAGTATGTTGCTTTAAATTATTACATGGATACGGTTATTGTGGTGCACAACCCTTCGGAATATATAAGCATACTCAAAGAAAATGGTGTAATGTTTGATAATCATGAAGTTGTATTTGATAAAATAATGATTATATTACTATCTGAACTGGAAGATGGTCTAGATCTTCTAAAATTAATCGACCCTTCAACGGGACCATACTGTAGTTTATGGCAGGATGGAAAGAGGGTAACTGATAACGTAGAGGAAGATCTGCGTTTTATAACTAATTAAAACATGAGATACATATATGAATCATGGAGAAGGTACTTGACGGAAGAAGATACATCAACGGTGGCAAAGATTGTACTTGTTAATGAAAACAATCATGTTCTTTTCTTAAAAAGGACAGACTACACAGATAAATTTAAAGGAGAGTGGGATCTACCGGGTGGTCATGTTAAAAGCGGAGAGTCATTGGTGGATGGACTAATCAGAGAGGTTGAGGAAGAGACCGGATTAACGATTCGACGTGCCAGACTTTTCACAAAACAGGGTAATTTGCACTTTTTTGAAAGTAAATACGAAAAAGGTAATATTATATTGAGCAACGAACACTCTGAACACAAGTTCGTAGATCCACTCACTATACAAAATCCTTCAAAATTTGAAAAAATTGCACAAGAGGTTGTTAAAAATGCATAATTTTACTAAAGATTGGAAAAAATTTCTAGAGGAAGGTGAGTTGAGTACTAGTAGTATCAAAATTCAATCACGTCTTCATCCTAGTTTCTGGTTCAATAGGGATCTTAAACCCGATATTGCACGAAAATTAATGGCCATCGCCGAGGATGTGTCAAAAAAACTTGAAATAATGGATTTTATTGATGATGTTATTATCACTGGATCTATTGCAAGCTATAATTGGCACTCTTTTTCAGACATTGACTTGCACATATTGCTAGATTTTAGCAAAGTGGATAAAAATGTTGAATTAGTAAAGAAGTATTTGGACGCCCAAAAGACTTTGTGGAACAAAAATCACGATATTATGATAAATGATCATGAAGTGGAGATATATTTTCAAGACATTAATGAAAAACATGAATCAAGCGGCATATACTCGGTAATGATGGGTACATGGGAGCAAAAACCATCTAAAAAAAATGTAAAACTAGACATTATTGCTGCTGAGAAGAAGGCAGACACCCTCAACAACGAAATCGAAATGCTTCAAAGCATGTTTCGAAAGAAAAAGTATCGATTAGTGTATGGATTATCCGAAAAAATTAGATCAAAAATTAAAAACATGCGAAAAACCGGATTATCAAGAGAGGGAATCTATTCACCGGAAAATTTAGCGTTTAAAATATTAAGAAATAATGGAATTTTGGAAATTTTAGCTACACTTAAGACAATTTCTTACGATAGGTTGATGTCAAGTGACAATATTACAATAAAAATCGGGTAAATGTATGAATATAAAGCAAAATTAATCAAAATTATTGATGGTGACACAATAGACGCAGAAATAGACCTTGGATTTGGTATAAAAGTTAAAAAAAGAGTGAGATTTTTAGGAATTAATGCCCCTGAGACTCGAACTAGAGATTTACATGAGAAAAGGGCAGGACTTAGGGCAAAAAGTCGCTTAGAGGCGCTATTTAATGCCTCAAAAGGCATTTTTACACTAAAATCTCATGGAATTGGTAAATATGGTAGGTGTTTAGGAGAAATATACATTGACAAAGTTAATGTTAATAAGTTATTATTAAGTGAGGGGTTGGTAACAAGATATCAACAATAAAATATTATGGCATATTCAAAACAAGTTTTAGATCACTACGAAAACCCAAGAAATGTTGGATCTCTTGATAAAGACAGTGAAAACGTTGGTACGGGACTGGTAGGCGCCCCTTCTTGCGGCGATGTAATGAGATTACAAATAAAAGTTAACAAAGATGGAGTGATCGAGGACGCAAAGTTTAAAACTTATGGGTGCGGGTCTGCAATTGCATCATCTTCGCTTGTTACAGAATGGATAAAAGGTCGAACCCTAAAAGAAGCGACAGAAATAAAAAATACTGACATTGTAGAACACCTATCACTACCCCCTGTCAAAATACACTGCTCAGTTTTAGCAGAAGATGCTATTCGTGCCGCCATTGAAGATTATAAAGAGAAAAACAAGTAAAAAACCACTATTTAGTATATGGCAAGAGCAGGAATAGACGGAAAACAAATAACTGACAATTCAGTCACTGGTGATGATATAGATGAAAGTACGTTAGTGCTCCCGTTTTTCATTCATTGTAAATATACAGCTACCAGCAGCAACAACAAAGTGTGGATTAGACCCAAAGACAATGGATCAAACACAAGTCCTGGGGTTAATAACAAATTTGTTGTACCTTCCAATGGGAAGTTAAAGTACGTACTAATCAGATCAACGCACACACCTGGAAGTACGGAGATCGGTTTCCATAAGTCTTCTGATGGGACAGAGAATTTAAACTCAACAGCAACCGAGACTCAAACTGTAGACTTATCTACAGACGATACAGTAGTTAAGGCAACATTTTCAAATTCTGCTACATTTACTGCCCATGATATAATTGGATTATCTGTTAATCCAACAAACAATCATGGTAATGTTAATTTAACGATCGTTTTTGAATTAGAACCTTTTTAGATTTTGACACATCGTTATAACGACTTTGCTTGTACCTTAACCTTTTTAAATACTAATTAGTAAGCGATGAGTTATCTGGATAAAATCTTAAAAAACATAGAATCTACTATTGTTATCAACGAACGAGCAGAATCAGAAAAGCAGAGAAGGTGGGCATGTGCCCAGACCGGAAAATCTAGAAAAAAGTTCAAGGGAAAACCAAGTCTTTCGAAGAAAGAAGCAGAGAAGATGTGCACAGACCCTCTTAAAGAGACGGAATCTGAAGTTAATACTTATTTTTCTGACCTTTTAGGTGAGGCTCGAATAAAAGACATTAAAGCAAAATACCCTGCTTGGAATAAACTAGGATGGATTCAGTGGGGTAGAGAAAATCTAGAAAAAGAAATAAACCAAAAAGCTGTTTCGAAATACCTCCTTTATCTAATCAGAGAACTAGAACACATGTTTGACGTTCAAAAATTATCTGATGAAGGCGAAGACGCAGATGAGTCTAAAGAAGATATCCTTGAAATTGCAGAAAATATGGTTCGACTTATTAAAAGATTTGAAGACAACCAAGCAAGAATAAAAGAAAAAGATATATACAAATACAGTAGTTCTGATCTTGAGAACACCATTAAGCAACTTGGACTATCTTCAAAAGAAAAAGATGAAAGCGCCAAAGAAGGTTCCGAAATAGTCTTCGAAAACGATTTAATGTTTGCAGTAAGACCATACACCGAAGAAGCATCTTGCTATTATGGAAAAAATACCAAATGGTGCATTTCCGCAACTGAGGCTAGAAACTATTTTGACGAATACACTAGCAGGGGCAAAGCATTTATTATGGTTTTAATGAAAAAACTACCGGAGCGTGACGTCGATAGAAAAATTGCTATTGTGTTTGATGATCTGGGTGGATTTGAAGAAATATACGACGCTCAAGATGATCAAGGGAGTTGGAACGATTTAAGAGATGCCGTAGCAAGAAACTGGTCTGCTGCAGACGGAGCAAAGTTGTACAACGAGTTAGAAGAAGATGAGCAGGACGAGGTTGATAAGCAGTTAAGAGCGCTAACAAAAGCCGGCACAGAGAACATTATGGATAATCCTCCGGAGGGTGAGGATGTCGAAGCACGAATTGAGGAACTTACTGAAGAATATCCCATTGAAAATGGCGATGTTGGTGTCGATACTGATGGCATGGATGGTGAAACCTATGTAATGTTCAGTGCACAATTTCAAGTCGAAGTATCTCGCGAAAAATTACTCGGTCTTCCTGAAGAAAGAGAGCAGGTAGATGAATTAGAAGCAGTGATTGAAAAAAAGATTGACAATTCTTTAAATATTTACCCCTCAATGATTGAAATTTATGGTCTTGAAGAAGGGTATGCAATGTTGTATTTTAATTTTGAATTCAGCGGTGATGGATACAACCCCACTGTAGAGGGTTACGAACAATTCCTTCAGGACACTCAAGACATCGATAAAAAGTATGCCGGGATACAGAGAGTTGTAGCATTATCACTTCAAGAGTTGGGTTATTTAAAGAGAGAAGGAATCGATGCTCTTTCTGATAAAGTAGAAGACATGTCAAAGCAACTAACTAATTTTACGATTACCGACAATACCGAATACGTTGGCGATGAAGATATTTCTTTTAAATCCTCTTATATCAAATTGAATACCGATTTTGTTAAGCAGGATCTAGAATCAGTTAGGGATATTACTAGTAGTTACGGACAATTTACTAGTCCAAACATAAACAAACTAGTTCAGTCTAGACTTGGCGCACTAAATCAAAAAATAATCTCTTATTTAAAAAAACAACTTCCGTTACCTGGTATACCTCAAGCAAAACTTAAAGAATTAACAATACCAGAAATTTTAGAAATCTCGTTTGTTGATTTTGGCACCTACCTTACTGCCGTTATAAGAATAAAGATCGACGACGTTGACATTACCGCAGAATCTGCAACTTCTATATTTGAAGTCGTTAAATTTCTTGACAGCGAATATGATAATATAAAGAAGATTGTCGTGAAAACGGTTGAGGATTTTATAAGAAAATCCAAAGAAGGAGTACGACCAACCGCACTTCCAGCAGGTGACGACACAGAAGATGATGTTTTTCAGGAAGTTAGGGAGTATTTTTCAGAAAAATCAATGTCGACCCTAGAAAAAAACATTCAAAAGATGACACTCAAGGAATGGTTGGATCCAAATTTTCCCGCTCCGTGGGACAGTGATTTTGAAGAACACATTCTCAGCGAGGGTTCTTTGGGAAAATACGTTTGGCCAAGCGCCAATAAAAGTTATGACCCACCCTTTGAACCTGATACAAAAGTAGAGGAAATGCTATATCAACAACTTCATAACCACTTTGGTGCAATTGCCCCGATAAGTGATGAAGCAGTTGTAGAAATAAAGAAGATATTAAATTCTGGCGATTATTCAAACATATTTAGTCGTTGTGAATCCGGAGGAGAGGTTCAAAGGGGAATGAGAGTGTCCGCCTCTTGGATCAAAAAATATATTCCGGAAATTGTAGATGCCCTGAATGACAATAAAAAAGATTCCATGGATTGGGAACCACCAATCTCTGTAAGACCTTTTACATACAAACCGGCAGGTAAATTTGGAAATGCCAGTTCTTGGACTGATAATTTTAAATCAGCAAGACGCTTTACAACAAAATGGTCAGAGTCCACAATTCCGATAATTATTCATTCTGATTGTTCAAGTGGCACATTTATGCACACGCAAGCGTTTGACAGGTATCAAAAAGGCAGATATGAAGATGATTTTGGTATTAAAAAACTAAATCCAACAAATTGGTCTCAAGAAAGGGAGATAATTCTTTTTGGAGATTGTGAAATTACGTCAGTTCAAATTAATGTTACGAAAGAAAAAGTTATGCAACTTATGCAAACTGAGAAATAAATAATATAACACAGGATACAAACAAACATGAAGATTCGAATGAAAATTGTAAAGTCACAAAAATCAAACAATTGCCCATCTGCAACGCAGGATTTAAAACTAAACACAAAAAATAGAGATTCTGCCATACGTGCAGAACACATACAATATGGACCCTTAAATGTAAAATATCCTGGTGATTACTGGAAAGATATTGCAAAATATTGGAATACCACCGTTAAAGCAGCAAAAGCATCAAATTGTAGCAACTGCACTGCATTTGACATTTCTCCAAGAATGAAAAAGTGCATGCCAGGAAAAACCTCAGATGAGGATGGTGAACTGGGTTATTGTTGGATGCATCATTTTAAGTGCCATTCCGCCAGGGCGTGTAGGACTTGGGCAAAAGGCGGACCAATAGAAAAAAATGATATTTCATACGATTGGCAAAGGAGAAATAAAAACAAATGAATTTAGAAAAACTTAGAGACTTAGTTAACGAAATGTGTGATGCATGTGACGCCAAAGAAAAACATGCACGTCACGATCAAAACCCAAAACAAGGAAAAATGGCAAGAACAGACCTCGTAACAATCGCCAAAGACGCTCACGAACTAATGAATATGTTTGGAGATGATGCAGATTTACCAGAATGGGTCGAATCTAAAATCACAAAAGCAGCAGACTATCTTAATTCTGTTAGGAAATACATTGGTGGCGAAATTGTTCGACAACAAAATGGACTCATGGAAGATAAGGTTAACAACCACATCTTTTTTCGTGACATTTTTGAGTATCAATTGAGAGAAGGAGAAGAAAGATATATGTATATTGATGATGCAATATACGAGGATGGGTCAATTGTGGAGGAGGATTTAGAATTCTGGGAAGATACTGTTATGGAGGCAGAATATCAAGGAAGAAAAGTTTCTTTAAATAAACCCATGCGTGGTGACGTTAAGAAATTTAAGGTTTTTGTAAAGGATCCAAAAACCGGTAATGTAAAAAAGGTTAATTTTGGTGATCCAAACATGAGAATTAAAAAATCCAACCCAAAGCGTAGAAAGTCTTTTAGAGCAAGACACAATTGTGACAACCCAGGTCCCAAAACAAAAGCAAGGTATTGGTCCTGCAGGAAATGGTAAGATGAAATTGATAATGGAAAGTTGGAGAAAACATATAAATGAGATTAACTTAACTATGGGTGACACCTCTCCAACTGACAAAGGTATTAGTAGAGTTTTTGACCGAATGTTGAGAGAGAAGTACTACAATGCATATGTAATATTGGACAAAGATGGCGAAGGGTTTTTAGATAAACCAATTAAAAATCTTTTAAGAAAATATTGGAAATTTTCAATAAAATTCCAAAAAGCAGACGGAAGGTTTGTACCACCAGATGTTTGGTTGAATGACATTAAGAAAGGCGATAAATCGTACTACAGACAGTGGAATAGTAAAAATTAGGAAATAAATAATGTGTATTATATGTGTTGATATTGAAAGAGAGGCGTTAACGCTCAAGGAGGCAAGAAGAAACTTTGGAGAAATGTCACCCACTTTGGGTGAACATGCAAAAGAGGTTGAAGAAATGCTTTCGAAAATGGAAATTGAAGAAATGCTAAAACAATTTCTTGAGGATTTAGATAATGACCAATGAACAGATAGATCAAATTGTTGATGAAGAAGTTGAAAAATTCCTTAACGAAAGGTGCCAAAAGGGATATAAAACTCACCCAAAAAGAAAAACAAAAAAAATGTTTGGCAAAACATATAGAAATTGCGTAAAAGCAGAAGAAAACAAAGACCCCGCGAAAGGGACAGGTAAAAAACCAAAAGGTTCTGGGCGTAGACTATACACAGATGAAGATCCAAGTGACACTGTTTCTGTAAGGTTCAGTTCTGTTTCTGATATCCAAGACACATTTTCTAAACCGAGTTTTAAAAATAAGTCACATAAGCGCCAGTCGCAAATAATTAATTTAGTACACCAAAGAGTAAGAGCAGCGTATAACAATGCAAAAGACCCAGAAACTAAGGCGAGGTTAAAAAAAGCATTTGATTATGCCAAGAAAAGAAAAGAGGCATCCAAACAAAAAACAAAAAGGATGAGAAAAAATGACTGATGAAGACATGAATCAAATTATCGATGAAGAGGTTGATAAATTCTTAAAAGAAAACACAAAGATCAAAAAACTTGAAGATCAAGTTATAAAAGCTGTATTGGCGTCTGGATATGCTCTCCCCGCATATAAAGAATTAACTAAAATGTCTAAGATGGGCAAATATGATTTAGCATCATTAAAAAATAGAGCGGAAGATGCCAAAGCATCGATGTCAGAAGAGTCCGCTATTGAAGAAAAGAAAGGTAAAAAAGATGCTTGCTATCACAAAGTTAAAGCAAGATATCGGGTGTGGCCATCTGCATATGCATCAGGCGCTCTTTCAAAGTGCCGCAAGGTGGGTGCAAGCAATTGGGGAAACAAATCAAAAAAAAAGAATGAGAACACAAATCTAAAAGAGATGACCACTCAAGGAATGAGAATTGGGTTGCTTGGCGATGGAAAATTTGTTGTAATATCCGGATCTGGTGAGGTACTCGAAATTTTTGATAAAAGAGAAGACGCTGTCGCGCACATTAAAAAACTTAAAAACACAAATTTAGATGAGAAAAAAAGAAAACTAACATCCAAACCATCTTCCGAAACTAGTCTTCGTGATTGGTTTGGCAGAAAGGGAGCAAAGGGCAAAAAAGGTGGTTGGGTTGATTGCAACACCTGTCGTAAAGATAAAAAAACCGGACGCAAAACCTGCTCTGCATGCGGTAGAGGTACCGGAGAAAAAAGGGCAAAGTACCCCTCCTGTAGACCGACCCCTTCAGCATGTGGCAAAAAAGGCAATTATGGCAAAAAATCAAAAGCAGGAAAAAAAGGATGAATAACATGAATTTAGTAAAAAAATGGAAAAAATACCTAAAAGAAGAGACGGATCTTGCTTTGGCGTCTGCATCTAGAAAAGACATAGAAACAGCAGACAACAAATCAGCACCAGGCGTTAACCAAACTGTAGAAACCTTGAGAGAAGTTCTTGACGAAGTGCAAGAAATGGCAATGAGGTTAATTGAAATACAGGAAGAATTGAAAAGACAATATAGTAATGATGAAATAACTTATTATCCAGGTCGAGAGTTTCAAAACGCCGCCAAAAAACTTGCAGACTCCAATGAATATTCCTCACTCGCAACTAGTATTAATAGGTATATTGAAAATGAAGTGGGTTTGACAAATTTAGAGAAAGGTTTGAGAAATAAAATTGATAAAAATAAAGTATAATAATATCTGATCTAACAAGGAGTAAAAATGTTAGCAGATATTATTGTAGATTTACAGTACGGAGATTGTGGAAAGGGCAAGATTGCTAGTCACCTTTGCAATATTAATGATTATACACACGTAATACGTTATAACGGCGGATGCAATGCTGGACATACCATTTATCACAATGGTGAAAAAATAATTACACACCACATACCTTGCGGGGTGCTTCATGGAATAAAGTCAATTATCGGTCCTGGATGTGTGCTTAATGTTGACCAATTTTTTAAAGAAATAAATGAATTAGAATCTATTGGAATAAATACAAAAAATCTTATAAAAATTGCGAGCAATGTGCACATCATTACAGATTTTCATCTTATTCAAGACTCAAAAGACACAGAAATAGGAACAACCAAACGAGGAAATGGTCCGGCCTATAGAGATAAGTATTATAGGAAAGGAATGTTAGCATTGGAAATGCCAATGTTGGCAGAATATATAATCGATATTTATGATGAACTGCATCAAAATTCAGAATTTGACGAAGTGAAGGTTTTGTTCGAAGGCGCTCAGGGTTTTGGATTGGATATTGATTGGGGAGATTATCCGTTTGTGACATCATCTCATTGCACGGTGGGTTCCGCTATATTGAACGGAGTCCCACCCCAGTGCGTACGAGATGTCTGGGGCGTTGCAAAAATTTATGAAACTTATGTGGGAGCAAAAGATTTTCAAGGAAGAGACCCAGAGTTGGATGAGATTAGAGAAATTGGTCAAGAATTTGGTGCAACCACTGGTCGACCAAGACAAACAAACTGGTTAGATTTGGACCTTTTAATAAAGGCATCAAAAATCAACGGAGTTAATAAAATGGTTATTAACAAGGTGGATGTTTTAGAAAAAATAGATTTTTGGAAGATGTATGAAGGTCCACATGCCTTAGAGTTTCGAAATCGTAAAGATATGCAAGGTCATATAGAGCATACCCTAAAAACTAATATGCCTCAAATGGAAGTATTCTTTTCAGGAAATAAGGAAAAAATTTAACTAATTAAAGTACTAAGGGTGTTTTTAGTATGTATGATGATAATTTTAAAGAAGCAGTTGGATCCTTGATGTCTTATTGTAAGAAACACATGGGTTATGATAAGGACCCTGATGTACACTTTGTTACAGACAAAGAAAATGCTTCAAACTTACTTGGATTAACTGCGCACTATCAACCAGATAAAAAAATTGTCACTGTGTTTATAACAAAACGTCATCCAAAAGATGCCTTAAGGTCTCTTGCGCATGAATTAGTTCATCATAATCAGAATGTTCAAGGGAAGTTGTCTGGTGGCAAATTTGAAGAAGGGTACGCACAAGATGACATTCATATGAGAAAAATGGAAAAAGAAGCATATTTAAAAGGTAACATGATGTTCCGAGACTGGTCGGATCATTGTAAAAAACACAGTACTTATAATATTAACAGTCTAGGAGAACAAAAAATGAGTAATGAAGAAATGTTAAGACAATTGGTTATTGAGAAGGTTCGATCGAATCTCATTGCAGAGGGTTACGATCCAAAAGAGTTAGATGAAGGTTTACTTGATATGATTCGCGGTGCACAATCATCCGTTAAGGGTGCCGTCGCTGGTGGCAAGGCAGCACTTTCGGGTATGGGGTCGAGAGCAAAGGCTAGTGCAACGGTAAGAGGTCGAGGACTCAAACAGGCACTAACTGGTGTTCCTGCTAAAAACAAGGCGATTGTTATTGCTGCAGCAGATCCAAAACAGGTAAGAAAGATGGTTGCAGCTGGATCTGACTTACAATATGCTTTCATTGATATTGGTGGTAGATATAATCAAATCGCAAAACGACCTGGTTTTCAAGAATTATCAAAACTTGATCCAACAACTGCAGCTAGAATTAAAGCAGGTTTTGCAGCTGCACAATCAGCGATGGCAGAAGTACTCTCTTTTATCGTCCTGGGTGCACAACTAGACCCAACTGGAGCATCTGCTAAAGCAATATTCCCTTCTTTAAAGAAAATGCAAAGCAAGATGTCTGCAAACGATGTCCGCCGAGAAAAGAAAGATTTTATGAATCCAGGTGCGTTCACTCGAACTTCCAAGAAGACTGGAAAGGTTACGAACAAAGTTGGTGGCGGAAGTCTTGAAGAGGAATTTGGGGAAGATCTTACAGAGAACCTTCGAGGTTTTCTTAATGCCCTATTGAACGAGGAAGACACGGATAATCTAGACGAAAAAAAAAATTCAAAACCTGATTTCCCTGACGTAGATGGTGATGGAGACAGAAAAGAACCTATTTCCAAAGCATCCAAAGAAAAGGAAAAGAAACCAGTCCCTCCCGTAGAAGACGACGATGATAAAGAAGAAAAGGGTGAGAAAAAAAACCTAGACAAAGTACCACCCCAACTTCGAAAGCACGTCGCCAAGAAGGTTAAAGAGCACAACGAATTAAGAGATGTCAAGAAAAGTCAGGGATCTATCAACAAACTAAATGAGACACGACTATTGAACGTCAATAAAGCACTCATGGAAAGGTTGATTAAGTAATGAGTGATTCTACCTTTCAATCAAAAGTAGCAAAACCCAGAACCAGTAAAGGTCACAAAGGACTTTTGGATGGGGGTAGAAAAGACCTTACCAAATACGGTGCACCGTTTAGCAATGCGCGACCAGTTGACACATCAAATGCGTTTTTAGCAAAAGAGGAACACTCTGCAGATGTTGAGGATATCGAAGAAATTTCTGCCATGGGTGCCGGTGCGGTCGCTGGTCATGTTGGTAGCAACAAACCTGTTAAGAAGAAAAAAAAGAAAATTAAACAAGAGGATGTTGATATGCAATCTAGAGAAGAAATAGTAAAAGAGATGCGAACAAGAAAAGTAGTAAGCAAAATGCTAGATTTGCAAAAAAGAAGATACGTAAAAAATTCTATTAATGACATTTTAGAAAACTTTAGATTACGGTCAGTTTTATCAAAACTAGTGCTACTTGAATCTGATGTAGAGAAGAGTCCACATAGAAGCACTGCAGTTAACGTTCTTGATCAAGTGTTTGGTAAAATAAAGAAAAATATAGAAGATGGATATAAAATGTTGACTACCGACAAGGATCAACGAGATTCTTATCGAAGACATCTTTTAAACGCAGTCGACAATGCATTAAAAGCAGAAGAAACAAATATCAGCGCAGCGTCATCAGAAAACCCTACAGATTTAGCGGAAAAAAGTCTGGGTAGTTCACCCGGAAAGGGAATTGACAATTTTGTAGAAAAAGGACTTTTTCCTGTTGTTAAAGGTATAACAAAAATTGCAGCTAGAACTGCTGGAGCTGGTGTTGGTGGAACACTGGGCGCATTAAAGGGTTTAGGAAAAGGGGCTAAATCTGGATATGATTTAGTTAAAAAATTAGGTCTTGAAGAAGGAGAGGGCGCAGAAGAGTTAGAAGAGGTTGAGATAAACATTAAATCTGATTCGGACCCCCTCGATATACCAGACGAAGACAAGGTTCTCCCAAATGTAGGTGACAAAGGGGGTGATACTGAAGAACCTACAGAGGACAAGTCAGAAGAAGAAGAGTTTGGAATCGAGGGGGAGGAACTTACCGGTAGAGACAGGGCATTTCCTGTATTCAAACAAATAAGTGAACCCATTATAACAGGATATAAAGGTCTCCACAACCCAAATGACAGAGAGGTGTATCATGATTATCTCTTAACTAATATGAAAATGTTGATGGATCAATTTGAAGATGAATTGTCGGGTATTGTGGACGAACCAGAATCAGATTCATACAAACCAGGTTCAGAGGATGCATCTGCACCGGTCGACGATCTAGCAGGTGTTGAAGATCCAGCAGCATAAATTATTTTGTTGCAATTGATATATAACTATGCTATTTTAGTTGAGGTGGTTGGGTTTGGCAGTTTTGGTACCAATGAAGAATAAGAAGTATAAATCAATATTGAAAGATATTGATAAAAAATATAAAAATAAAAGTTTTGAATTTGTTGTTGCTAATTTGACACTAGAAGAATTGATATACGCAAAATTAGAATTAAGTTCTAGATCATTAAATGAAAAATTATATGGGTACCCTATTTTTAAAAATATTCAACACATAACCAAAGAGGCGCTGGTTAAATTTGCTTTAAATTTTTGTGATACAAAAGAAAGAGCATGTAGCATGCTAGGACTAAATCGATCACAATTCATTAAATACATCAAAAAACACAATTTAAAAGTCGAGGATTAAGAAGTTTTGTTTGTGTAATCTAATTATTATGTTATGGGACGTGGACTAACAAGTATCGGAATAAGAAAGATTGTTCCAGGACAAATTGATTATACTCAGATAATATCTGGATCAGCTGCTGGTGTTGGTAGTTTTATAGCTATTGATGCCGATGGTAAACCAGTATTAGCAACACCTGCCGGCGGCGGCGGTGGTTCTACTGATCTAACAACAATATCGGGATCATCGGCAACATACCATATAATATCTGGATCGACGGGTAATTATAATTTATTAAATTCCGATAGAATAACAGCGAACCAAATTTCAGGATCTACGCTAACTTATCACAATGTATCGGGTGCAGCTGGAACGTTCAACCTAATCGATGCTGATAGGGTTACTGCGAATCAAATTACCGTCGCAGGTGCCTTTGGCGCCTTGTCTTTATCTGGATCGACAGTAACTGGACATACTGTTTCTGGATCTACTGGAAATTATAATTTAATTAACGTTGATAGGATAACATCAAATCAAATATCAGGATCAAATTTAGATTTTAATCACATATCAGGAACAACCGGAACATACAATCTGTTGGACGTAGATAGGATATCTTCAAATCAGATTTCGGGATCAAATGCAATATATCATAGAATATCTGCTTCTACGATAACAACTAATCAATTGGTTTTAAATAGGGTGTTTTCAAATGAGGTTAAACTAACTCAATCATTTGACTCGCACTATTCTGAAAGTCTAAACACATATAAGGATGATGGTGTGCGATCAGACTTAGAGACTCACGTATATTTTGGGTTATCCCTGGCAATGAAAGATAGCACCACTGTTTTTGTTGGAGCGCCAGAAAAATATTTAACATCTTCGCTAGACGGATCTCATCTTCAGAGTGATGGCGCAGTTTATAAATTTAATTATACTCCAGGATCTCCAGATGCAGACGGTGGACATTGGGTGCAAGATATGAATGTTCAACTTACTGCCAGTGATCACGCTAGTATGTTTGCATCTGGTGAATCTAGTTTTGGTAAATCTTTAGCAGTAATGGGTACTAGGGTTGCAGTGGGCGCACCCGACGGGCGCGGCGCAGGTGGTACAGGACATTCTGGTATTGAAGTTGGTAAAGTTTACATCTATAGAGAGTCTGGAAACTCTTACTACAAAGAAATTGATATTGATGTTACTGGGTCTGCTAATGATAGGTTCGGCGCCGTTTTAAGTTTCTCCAACAACGGAACATCACTAGCAATAGGATCACCATTTTCAGGGTCCAATGAAGGTAAGGTGTGGATGTATAGAAGTGGAACAATCGCCTCAGGTTGGCGTCAAGAAGAGATCATACAAGCAACGGATAAAGCTGCCCATGATTATTTTGGATTTTCTTTAAGTCTTTCTTCTTCTTATCTTGCAGTTGGCGCACCAAACACTGACAGCGGTCAGGGGTCGGTTTATATTTTTAACTCATCAAGTTCTGGGTGGTCTGAGGTGACTATATTAACCTCATCACATCCGTATGCAGGTGCTTATTATGGAACATCGGTGCAGTTAATTGATGATAAAACAGTCATTGTAGGAGAACCTCACGGTTGGAATGCTTCAGCATCCGGATTGACGGGGTCTGTGCATATAGAAAAATTTCGAACTACCGGCACAAATAGACAAAGATTATTGCAGGTATTGAGAAATCCAGTTTCAGGACAAGATAATTATTATGGAAGAAACGTTAGTGCGGAGGTTAGTGGAGATCTTATAGCAGTCTCTCGACCTATTGGCACTGCGTTTCTTGCTACTGATAGCGTGTCAGCGGAAAATAATCGTGCAGTTTTGTTGTATGAAACTTCATCTACAGGATATATTTTAAAAGAGACACTTACTAGAAATCCTAATATTGCTACGTACTATAACAACCAACAGGGAAAGTGGAATGATGATAACATAAACAAGTTGACCGATCCATGGCACATGTTGGATATCAAAGATGGCACAGTGCTTCATGGAATCCCAAGTGCTCATCGTAACAATTTTTGGTCCACCGGATCTGGCGGAGATCAGGAGGGTGGAACTTTAAGACTTGGCGAAAACGGAGAATTTCGTGCATGGAATAAGATCGTCACAACTTCTGGAGGACATGTTTCTGGTACTATTGGGCAGTTTTCGGAATTAACCGCCAGCACAATCGTTGGATCTATAACAAAGTTATCCACTGGTAATGATTATTTGAGAGCAGGTACTAATATAATCTTAACAACTGGTTCTGACGGATCTGTAACAATTGCAACAACTAGTAGCGCGATAACAACAACCAATTATTTAACCAACGGTACATTTCAGGAGTCTCCAAATGGATCTAGAACAACATTTACGGTTGCTAGTGCGATGGTGATAGGAACTCAAACTATATTTAGAGGCGGACTTTATATGACTCCTGGCGCTGGAAATGACTACACTGTTACAAACAGTACTACAATTGAGTTTGAAAGTGGTAACGCCCCAGATACGGGTGAAAATTTAAGAATAACGTACATTAAACAATAATTATAATTAAAGCAGCGAGGGGAGTGAAAATGCCATCAAAAAAACAAGAATTAAGTGAAAACCACGTAATGATTTTGTTAAAAAATCATCTAAAGGGTGTAAGTGGTATTAAGATTGATTGGGATTCTGTCCGTCGTGTGCATCCAAACAAATACATTTATCAGATAGTGGTGGATAAATTAAGCATGAAGTTGTTAAGAAAAATAGAATCAATTCCATTGGTAGAGGATGTTTTCTTTTTTTCTAAGGTCGGCGCCGGAAGTCATGGCATAAATCTATTATTTAAAGTTCACATTATTTTCGAGAAGATGTAATTTTGAAACTTTTTTCAAGAAAAGATTTTACAACACTGTAACTCATCATGATGCTTATATGATGAAATCTTGGATTGGCAGCAAAAAGAACCCCTACCAAATTACCTTGTTTGTTCATAACTGGAGATCCAGAACTCCCCCCCTTAGCGGGAATTGTTATAAGACAATGCAATTCACTCATTTTTCCAGAATAATAACCACTGTATGTTGGAACGGATGGAGGAAAAAAGAACCCCCCAGGTGCACCAAGGTTGTATAATTTTTGTCCCATTTTGGGCGCAGTCTTAGCGAGTTTGACAGTTTTGTATTCTAGTCTTTTGTTTACTTTTAGTAAACACAGATCAATAGGTTTCTTTTTTTGCACAAACTCACTGGACACTTTAAAGACTTCTACGTCATACTTTTTATTGCTTGTGGTTTGAATTTTTAAAGAAGTCTCTAAATTTGCAATTGGAATTTGAGAGTGTTTATCTACATCAGGAATACATACATGCGCCGCAGTCATTATATAAGAGGAGTTTTTCGATTTTTTAACGAAAAATCCAGATCCACTTGACATGTATGATCTTTTTTCGCAAAATGATTGTGTTTTGGTTTTCACACATACATCAAATTTTACCTCCATTATCACTTTCACAAAAGAATCAAATGGCAAATTTGTTGAAGCGTGCGTTATTTTTAAATTACAACCAGAGCAGGTAATAAAGAAGAAAATGAGTATGTAGTACATAAAGGTGTTTATAAATTTACTCATATACTAACTATAACTAATAAATAAATATTTTTTTATAAGGAGAAATTAATTTATGAAAGAATTGGTGATTATTGGCATGTTTCTAGGTTTTCCGATGCCAGAAATCAATAAAGATGTCAATAGAACAGTAGAAATACAAAAAAACACACATCAGGAAAATGTTTTTGTACATGCTATTACAGAATGGAAAAAAAATGAGAAAAATTCTAGTTATAATGATATCATTAGTAGATTCAATAAAGAGGTAACAATTGACCACCACAATTTTTGTCATCGACACAAATGTGTTTTTAACAGACAGTAATTCTATTTCAAACTTTGAAAATTCAGATGTAGTGATACCTTTAAAGGTGTTGGATGAAATAGACAATCATAAAAAAAGGCAGGACTCTGTCGGCGTGCACGCAAGAGGTATTATAAGAAAACTTGATGAACTTAGAACAAAAGGCAATCTTTTTGAAGGGGTTTATCTCAATGAAGATGAGACCACTCAGACTAAATCTAGTGGAAAGATATTTGTAAAAAAATATGACCCCTTTACATTGCCGGATGACCTAGACACTGAAAATCCAGATAATCAAATTATTGCCACTGCACTAACTGTAAAAAAAGAAAATAAAAAATCAAAAGTAATTTTAGTGTCTAGGGATATCAATATGAGAGTTAAGTGTGACTCTCTGGGTATTGAATGCGAGGATTATTCAAGCGACCAAGTTGTTGAAAACATAGACACGCTTTTTACAGGTGTGTGCGAGCATTTAGTCGACGACCAGGTTATAGATAATTTGTACAAGGATGAATCTGTTTTTCTGGAGAAAGAAGAGGTGGAGGTGTATCCTAATCAATTTGTCATGCTAATATCTAATTCTAACGATAAAAAGACTGCCTTAGCAAAATTCAAAAATCACGAAACTTCTCTAAAAAAGATTGATTCATTCAAAAAAAGTGTGTGGGGAATAAGACCAAAAAATAAGGAGCAAAATTTTGCACTAGATTTGTTGATGGATCCCGATGTGCCATTAGTTTCAATTATTGGAAAAGCAGGTTCTGGCAAAACGCTCCTGGCGCTAGCTGCAGGACTTCAACAGTGTTTTGGTGAAACAACAGCAAATGATTCGAGATATACAAGAGTTATTGTTACTAAACCTGTAGAACCAGTAGGAAAAGACATAGGATTCCTTCCAGGTACGATGGAAGATAAAATGCTTCCATGGTTAGCACCCATACAGGATAATTTGAAGAATCTCATGGGAAATGATAAATTAACTTTAGATATGTACATGGATGAAGGTAAGATAGAAGTTGAAGCAATGACTTTTATAAGAGGTCGATCTATAGCAAATGCATTTATTATAATTGATGAAGCACAAAATATGACAAAACATGAGATCAAGACTGTCCTAACAAGAGTTGGAGAAGGAACCAAAGTTATTTTAACTGGCGACATTGAACAAATAGATAATGTTTATCTTGATGAGACAAGTAATGGATTGACTTATGTTATTGAGAAGTTTAAAGAACAGACAGTTTCTGGTCACATTACTCTAATCAAGGGAGAAAGGTCAAAAGTTGCAACACTGTCTTCAAAATTACTTTAATATAAGAAAGGAGAAATAGAATGAAAGAATTAAGCACACTAGGAAATAAAGTAAATCCAAACAATGATTTAAAAGAGATGATCGTTGAGTATACTGGCAACAAGATAAACCCAGAGAACGAAGAGGTGACTTTGGAGATGGTGATCGACATACTTTCAGATGAATTTCCAGAATTGCTATTGTGTGTATCGGAAGAGAATTGGGTAAGGGGATACCACCAGGCACTGACTGACGTAGAAGATGGGGAAAAGTTTTTAAGAGAGGAAAATGAAAAACTACATTCAAAACAAGAATAACCTAAAAAAAGGAAACTTCATAAGCGTATCTTCAATTAATATTGTAGTCAAGGATGAGATTGAGTTTGATTTAAAACTTCCGGATCTTGAATCTACCCTGAGGGATCTCCCGTCCAGTTTTTTGAAAAATGTCGATTACATCATGTTTGGAAATTTCGACTTCTTAAGGAAGAAGGGATATAATGCGTCTTACATGGATGGCATTATATATGTTTTAAACTCTCAAGAAAAAAATTATGATGTACTGGACGACATTGTTCATGAAATAGGTCACTCTGTTGAAGAGTGGCAAAGTGAAGTTATTTATGGTGATGGTACATTAGAAAAAGAGTTTTTACAAAAAAGAAAAACGCTAAACGCTGAATTTAAAAAAGAAGGAATAGAAATACCTGAAAAAATCATGAGAGAAACAGAATACAATCAGTCATTGGATTTGTTTTTTTCTGATGAAATTGGGTATCCAAGAATGTCAACAATATCACAGGGTATATTCTATTCTCCATATGGCGCAACCTCTTTGAGAGAATATTTTGCAAATGGGTTTGAAGCATACTATTATCATAAGGATCTGTACCTAAAAAATGTCAGTCCGATACTTTTTTCAAAATTAGAAGATTTAGAATTAGGAGAAATACAATGAAATACGAAATTAAAAAAGAATCAAACAAGATCACAGTTAAAGCATCAGTTAAGCATAGAAATCGAGTTAAGGACCCGATTGAGAGTATTGATACAAAAAAAATACTTGATCTTTTAACGAAAGAGGGTTATAATGTAGAAAAATATAAGATAGAAAAAGAAGATCAGTGTACAAACTATAAAAATAACTCTCCCACTGAAGGTGAGTGGGTTTTTAGAATGAAAGAAGTGAAATCAACAAATGTTAGTAACAATAGAAGACAAAAGCAACCTCGAAGACAGCAGTCCCAAAGAGGAAAGCAGGAACAAAAAACCTCACCCACTAAACCAAAAGAAAAAGAAGATAAGCTACTCTGAACTTAAGATTTGGTCAGAGTGTGCTTATAAACATAAACTGATATACGTAGAAAAGATAAAAAAGTTTCAAGGAAACGAGTATACATCGTTCGGAACAGCGCTTCATTATGTTTGTGAGAACGTTGTAGTCGACGAATCTACAGTGGAACGTGCACATGATATTTTTGAGCTAAAGTTTTTAGAAGAATTGCAATCCTTGCATAAAACTGGTTTTGAATTTAACAAAAAATTGGTTAGAGATATGAGAGCGCAAGGCAAAGATTTGGTAAAATATATCTTACCTCAACTAAAAAAGGTTTTCGGTGAATATAAAGTGATTTCGGTTGAAGAACCTATATATGAATCAATAGAGGATTTTGAGACTGATTATAATTTTAAGGGGTTTATAGATTTAGTGATACAGACAGACGATGGTGTGTATCACGTGATTGATTGGAAATCTTGCTCTTGGGGGTGGGACATGAAAAGAAAATCAGACAAATTAACAACATATCAATTAACTTTGTATAAAAATTTCTTTTCTTTAAAGTATAATATTGATGCAAGCAAAGTCGAAACTCATTTTGCCCTTCTTAAGAGAACAGCAAAAAAACAAAAGGTAGAAATATTCAGAGTTTCCAGCGGACAAAGGAAGATGAAAAATGCCCTTGAACTTTTACAAAAGGCAATAACGAATATCGACAAACAGAATTATCTAAAAAATCGATTATCGTGTAAGAGATGCGAATTTTACAAAACAAAACACTGTAGGTAGTATATATGAAAAAAATTAAAGTATTTTGCCTAGCGGATTCTCCGCTTGCCCCATCTGGCGTAGGCACCCAAACCCGATATATGATTGAGGGGTTATTGAAGACAGGCAGATTTAAGTTTGTATGTTTTGGTGGTGCCATAAGGCACCCAGATTACAAACCAATTCAGACGGAGGAATACGGGGAAGATTGGGTTATCTATCCGGTTGATGGGTATGGCAATCCTGAGCAAGTAAGGGCGCTTTTAAAAGCACAAAAACCAGATATAGTCTGGATTATGACAGATCCTAGATTCTGGAGTTGGTTATGGGAGATTGATAATGAAATACGTTCTGTTTGTCCTTTGGTTTATTATCATGTTTGGGATAACTACCCTTATCCTACATTCAATAGAAAATGGTACCTTTCCAATGATGCAATTGCATCAATTAGCAAGGTAACCAACAGCATAGTTAAAAATGTAGCACCTGAGGTTGAACTGCATCATGTGCCTCATGCAGTCAATGACACAGTGTTTAGTAAAATCGAAAATACAGATCTTGTAAAACAATTTAAGAAAGAGAATAGTATTGGGGTAGACTCTAGGGGTAATAAGAGATTTGTGTTCTTTTGGAATAATAGAAATGCAAGAAGAAAACAGTCGGGATCACTGATGTTTTGGTACAATGATTTTCTAGATAAGGTCGGAAGAGACAAAGCCACATTAATAATGCACACGGAACCCAAAGATCCAAACGGACAAGATCTTGTTGCAATCAAGGAAAGACTAAACTTGGACGATGATCAGTTTAAGATTTCAAGCAGTAAATTAACAATCCAGCAGCTTTCTTTACTTTACAATTCTGTTGATTGCACTGTTAATATATCTGATGCAGAAGGGTTTGGACTTGCAACGTTAGAGTCGTTAGCGACAGAAACTCCAATTATTGTAAATATGACAGGTGGGTTACAAGAACAGGTTACAGATGGTACCGACTGGTTTGGTATTGGGATTGAACCTTGTTCGAAGGCATTGATAGGAAGTCAGGAAGTTCCTTGGATATATGAAGATAGAATCTCTAAAGATGATTTTGTTGATGCTATGGTAAAGATGTATGAAATGCCAAAAGAAGAAAGGTTGGAGATGGGTCGAAAAGGTCGTCGCCATGTTTTAACCAACTACAGCATGGATAATTATATCAACACTTGGGATAAGGTTTTAACAGATATTAACAGCAAGCACGGATCTTGGGAAGATAGAGAAGTGAAATTATGGAGTTTAAGTAAGATATCATGAGTAAAGTAAAGATTTTAGTAGAGGGTCCTGCACTAACAAGATCTGGATACGGCGTACACACAAGATTAGTGCTTGAGTCTTTGCGGCAGAGAGAAGAGTTATTTGAGATATATGTAAATCCTTTAAATTGGGGTTCTACTGGGTGGTTGCTAGACAATGACCCGTTTCTTTCTTGGGTACATAAAAAGGTTAGTGCATTTCAAATGGTGTCGGAAGATGAAAAGAATTTTGATATACATATACATGTCGGTATCCCAAATGAATTTCAAAGAAAAGCGCCATATTCTGTTTGTGTGACTGCTGGTATCGAGGCAACTAAGGTTTCTATGTCTTGGATAAAAAAGTCTTATGAAATGGACAAGATAATAGTTCCAAGTAATTTCTCAAAATGGGTTTTTGAAAACACTTTTTATGATGGACAGGAACAAGAAACAAATCGCCAGATTAGAGTTGGGTGCGGAACTCCAGTAGAGGTTGTTAGTTATCCAGTCCGTGAGTTTACAAATAATGATATAGACTTGGATTTGGAATATGATTTTAATTTTCTATGTGTTGCACAGTGGGGAATTAGAAAAAATTTAGAAAAAACCATAGAGTGGTTCTTATCAGAATTTTCTAAAGAAGAAGTTGGTCTGGTTATTAAAACAAATTTTTCAAGAAACTCCACACCCGATAAAGAAAGGTGCATACAGAAGATTGAAGAATTAATATCTTCGCACAAAGAATCAAAAGCATCGGTTTATCTTCTTCATGGAGAGATGACTGACGTTGAAATTGATGCAATCTATAAAAATCCAAAAATCAAAGCAATCATTTCTACCACTCACGGGGAAGGTTTTGGGTTGCCATTATTTGAAGCGGCATATAATGCACTGCCGGTTGTTGCTCCTGGTTGGTCGGGACACATGGACTTTTTGTACGCTCCAGTTAGGGATAAAAAGACTAACAAGATTAAAAATAAACCCATGTTTGCAAAAGTCGATTATAGTCTTAGGACAATACAGAAAGAGGCGGTGTGGGATAATATATTAGTACCGGACGCAATGTGGTGCTATGCAAGTGAAAGAGATTTCAAATCAAAAATAAGAAAAGTACACTCTCAATATAGTATGTACAAATCGTTTGCAAATAAACTTTCGAAACACTTAAGATCTGAACTGTCACTTTCAAGAATCTTAGAAAAAATGTTGAATACCCTAATCCCAGAAAGGTGGTTGATAAAACCAGAGTATATTTTTGTTAATGATTTGTTTGTAGAAGATTATGTAGGTGGTGCAGAATTAAGTTTGCAGACACTTATTGAAACTTCGCCATCTGATAAGATATCGAAAGTGAGGTCAACCGAGGTAACGAAACAGTTGCTGGATCTTAATAGAGATGCAAAGTGGATTTTTGGAAATATATCGCAATTGTCGAATGAGACAATAGCACATATCACAAATTCAGGAATTAAATATGGATTTGTTGAATTTGATTATAAGTTTTGTAAGCATAGAAACCCGGTCTTATATCAGATGGTTGAGGGGGCAACTTGCGACTATAAGAATACAGATAGGGGCAAGATTATAACAGATTTCGTAAATTCCTCTGATTCTTGTTTTTTTATGTCAAAAAAACAGTTGGATATTTATAAGCAAAATTTACCTAATATTAAGAATGAAAATTTATTTGTACTTTCTTCTCTTTTTGATGACAAATTTTTTCAAACTATTGAAAAAGCTAGAGAAAAAGCAAAGAATAAAAGCGATAGGTGGGTGGTTTTGGGGTCAAGAAGTTGGGTCAAGGGGTTAAATGAAACAGAATCACATTGCAAAGAAAGCGGATACAAATACGATGTTCTTTGGAATCTTCCCTATGATCAGTTTTTAGAGAAGATGGCAGAAGCAAGGGGGTTATGTTTTAAACCAACAGGATTGGATACTTGTCCACGCATGGTGATTGAAGCAAAACTGCTTGATTGCGAACTTGATATAAATGAATTAGTTCAACACCATAAAGAGTCTTGGTTCAATAAGTCGTATGAAGAGATGATTAAGTACTTAAAGTCTCGCCCTGGATATTTTTGGAAAAAGGTTTTTCGATAAATGGATCATCACTTTACAGTAATTATTCCTGCATATAATTGTGAACAGTGGGCAGAGAGGAATATAAACTCAGTACTATCTCAACAGTATAGTAATTATGATCTAATCTATGTGGATGATTGTTCTACGGACAGGACTTTAGAAATAGCACAAGATATTTTAGAAAAATCAAATAAGAAGTTTAAGATTGTTTCTAACAAAACTAATAAGAAGGCACTGTGTAATTTATACGAACAGATATCGGGCAGTAAGGAAAACACTATAATAGTAACACTTGACGGTGATGACACTCTTGCCACCCGAGATGTTATTAGTTTTTTAAACGAATATTATCAGGATCCAGACTGCTGGTTGACTGTTGGATCATATTTACAAAATGATAATTATCAAGTAGTGTCACCAGAAGTTGTTGGTGACAATTATTGGGGGTCTAACATAAGAAAGATGCCTTGGTCTTTTTCTCATTTAAGAACTTTTAGAAAAGAGTTGTTCATGAAAATTAACAGAGATGATCTTTTGGATGACGATGGGGAATTTTTTAAATGCACTTTTGATCGCGCAATGATGTACCCTATGGTTGAGATGTCTGGCGAAAAAAGAGTCAGATTGATAAAAAAAGTACTCTACATTTATAATAGATATAATCCTATTTCTGTTGATAGGGTTGATCGCCACAATCAATTAAGAATAGAAGCAAAAATAAGAGAAATGCCTCCATATCAAAGATTGGAAAAGTTATGAACATATACATGGATAATGTAGATGTCGGGTCGAGAAGTGGACCAAATCATTTTGCCAAAAAACTTAAAAAATATATGAACCTACAGGGTGACACGTTTACATTTTCTGATAAATTCGATGTACAAATATCTTTCATACAGAAAATTAGAGAGTTAGCGCCAATATATCAAAGACTTGACGGTATTTATTTCAATAAAGCGTTTGATTATAACTTACAAAATAAAAACATCCTAGAAACCTATAAGATTGCAAAAGGAGTTATTTTTCAGTCTGAATTCAATCGAGATCTGACGTTCAAGTATTTTGGAGAACACAGCAATTATAGGATTATTCATAATGGAGCAGATCTAGATTATATTAACAGGGTCGAAACACTTAATCATGTGGGGTTGGATAAGTACGAGAATGTTTGGAGTTGTGCTTCCTCATGGAGACCTCACAAGAGACTTGGTGAAAATATAAAATACTTTCTGCAACATGGTGGAGAAAAAGATTGTCTTATTGTTGCTGGAGAGGTTGCCAACCACGATATGGTTATAAATGACAGGATTCATTATGTTGGAGACTTGAATATAGAAACCCTCACATCTTTGTACAAAAGAAGTAAATACTTTATTCATTTAGCATATTTGGATCACTGCCCGAATGTTGTGGTTGACGCCGCCGCATGTGGATGTCAGATTGTATGTTCTTCTTCGGGCGGAACAAAGGAGGTCGCACCAGGTGCAATTATTATAGAGGAGGATCCTTGGAGTTTTGAACCAACGCTTCTATATGAACCACCAAGTTTAGATTTTACGAGAAAAAAAGAAAACCAATCAGCAGCAAATTTAGATATGGTTTATGTTGCTGCGCAGTATAATAAATTTTTAGGAGATAATAATGAAAACAATTAACTTGATAGATTACTTTAACCGCATTAAGTATGATTGGAAGACAGATTTAAGCAAATTGTCCACTATTTGTCATTTTACAAAAACCAGAGTTAACCCTAACAAAAATGAGGGCGACATGTCTTTTGGTGCGGAACAGTGCTTTTTGGTTAAAGCAGTAGCAGGCAACATGAACGCCGAGCGCTTCTTCGAAATTGGAACGGGTCGTGGTACTGCATGTTATTCTGTCGCACTAGAAGATTCAATAAAGGATGTAGTTACTGTTGATGTTATTTCCCACTTCCAGAAAAAAAAAGAAGCGATCGGGTATAGAGAGGCGATTGTTTCAAACGATGATATATATCACATGATTCCATTTGAAGAGAAGGAAAAAATTAAATTCAAGCATGTCTCGGAAGTTCCGATGATGCTTGACGAAATGGAGGGTGAGTTTGATTTAGCATTTATTGACGGCAATCACACTGATATTAATGTCATTATGAATGATTTTAATATTGCTAATAATTTGGTAAAATCTGGGGGTGTCATTCTGTTTGATGATTATCATCCAACAAAATTTGCTGTAAAAGAGGTTGTTGATAAGGTGTTAACAGAAAATAGTGAATTTAAAGCAGAACTTGTTTGTTTTCATGGACACTTGTTCGAGCAGGATAGGAAAGTTTCTGATACTGGAATTGTAGTGGTTACGAAGTGAAGATTTATTTGAATGATCCAAAAGAGTCTTGGATAGTTGATCGAATAAGAAAAGAGTGGTACGAGAACAATCAAGACATTGCTACTGAAAGCATTGAAGATTGTGATGTACTGTGGATCGTTGCCCCTTGGCAGTGGTCTTTGATACCTAGACAGCACTTAGAGTCTAAGAAGGTGATTTGCACCATTCATCATATTGTGCCTAACAAATTTAAACAGCAAAATATAAATGAATTTTTAATTAGGGATACTTTTGTTGACGCATATCATGTGCCGAACAAACATACAGCACACATTGTCAAGCAATTAACGAAAAAACCTGTTCACGTTGTAGGGTATTGGTACAATTCAAATCTTTGGAACCCCTTGGATAAATCTGATTGCAGAAATGAGTTTGGTATTTCACAAGATAAGTTTGTAATAGGGTCTTTTCAGCGAGATACTGAGGGCGGCGACCTGGTATCACCAAAATTGGAAAAAGGACCGGACCTCTTTTGTGATTATGTGGAAAAAATTGCAGATGATAAAACATTAGTATTGTTAGGCGGCTGGCGCAGGCAGTATGTGATAAACAGACTTAAGAAATCAGGAATAGAGTATAAATATGTTGAATTTGCGCCCATAGAAGACATTAAAAAGATGTATGCTACCTGTGACCTTTATGTTGTATCTTCTAGGCATGAGGGGGGTCCACAGGCGCTATTTGAAGCATCTGCAATGAAGGTTCCGGTGATATCTAACCCCGTAGGGTTGGCAGAGGAAGTTTTGTGTAAAAATTGCGTTTTTGATATAACAAAAAATATTTACTTCCCAACACAAGAGGATGTCGAGAATAACTTTAATAAAGTTAAAAAATATGATATTATTAAACACAAAAAACAATATATAAAAATATTTGAGGAGGTTTTGTGATGTCTCGCAGAGCACTAATAACAGGAATAAATGGAATGGATGGGTCGCATTTGGCAGATCTGCTTTTGTCTAAAGGATATCAAGTGTGGGGAGTAGAAAGAAGATCTTCCACAAAAAACAGAACAAACACAAAACACCTTGAGGGCAAGATGACATTTGTCAACGGTGATATGACTGATCAAAATTCACTAGTCCGTTGTCTTAAGGAGAGTGACCCGCATGAGGTTTATAACTTGGCAGCACAATCCTTTGTTGGTGAAAGTTGGAACACTCCAGAATACACTAGTGAAGTCACAGGACTTGGTGTTTTGAGAATGCTAGAAGCAGTTCGTGAGTATGGAAAACCAGTAAAATTCTACCAAGCAAGTTCCTCTGAAATGTTTGGTAGAATGATAGAGAACCCCGCCAAAGAAACAACGCCGTTTTACCCCAGGTCTCCTTATGGTGTCGCTAAATTGTATGGACACTGGATAACAAAAAACTATAGAGAATCTTATGATATTTTTGCTTGTTCCGGAATTCTTTTCAATCATGAATCAGAGCGAAGGGGGGTTGAGTTTGTAACACGTAAAATTTCTGACGGTGTCGCAAGAATATATTTAGGTCTTGCCGATCATATTTCATTGGGAAATCTAGAAGCGAAAAGGGATTGGGGGTACGCCCCGGACTATGTTGAGGCAATGTGGTTGATGTTACAGCAAGACAACCCAAATGATTATGTTATTGCAACAGGCGAAACACATTCTATTAAAGATTTTTTAACTCATGCATTTAATCATGTTGGGATCTCCGACTGGTCAAAATACATCAAACAAGATCCAAGGTTTATGAGACCAGCTGAGGTTGATGTTTTGCGTGGAGATAGTTCTTTGGCAAGAGAGCATCTGAATTGGGCGCCCAAGATTGGTTTCGAGCAATTGGTGAAGAAAATGGTAACAAACGACATCAATCTTTTAAAATGAAAGTATATGTTAATAGAAGACCCAAAACAGGTCCGTGGGGTGGCGGCGCAAAAACTGTTAATAAATTAGTAGAACACCTTAAAGCAAGTGGTCATACTGTAGTATACCAGATGCAAGAGGGGATTGATATTTTGTTCTGTTTTGATCCTCGCCCTAATGAATTTGGAGAGAGTATAAATCACATGTACTCTTATCGAAAAATATTTCCTAATGCAAAAATAATACAGAGAGTGGGCGATGTTGGGACTCATAGCAAACCAGAGTTGACGGAATTGGTCAGATATTGTTTGGATAAATCTGATTATTTTATATTTCCTAGTGCCTGGGCAAAGGGGTATGTAAATTTTACTGGTGACAACAGTAGTGTAATCTATAATTGTCCAATGAAAGAATTTTATAAAAACAGAAACGAGCGAAAGCACGTTCCCCGCGTTCCGAGAGTGATTACGCACCATTGGTCAACAAACCCAAAGAAGGGGTTTGACTTGTATAAAAAATTTGAAGAATACTGCGAAGAGACAAACATGTTTGAATTTCATTATATCGGACAATTACCAAACAGGGTATCGTTTAGTGGGTACACTCCACCAATTTCAGTTGAAAATCTGACGGAAATGCTTCCTAAATATGATATTTATCTAACAGCATCCGAAGAGGAGGCAGGCGCAAATCATGTTCTGGAGGGCATTGCTTGTGGTTTGCCGGTTGTGTATAAGAATTCTGGTGGCAGCATAGTGGAATATTGCGATAGTATGGGTGAGGAGTACGCTGATTTTGATGAAATGATTTGGTCTCTAACGACAGTGAGAGACAATTATTCTATATACAAGCAAAGGTGCTTGCAATACATTGATACGAATGATGTGGTAGTACAAAAATATCTTAATATAATAAGGAGCGTGTATGATGAAGGTTAATATAAGCATTGATGATGTCAGTCCTCATCCTTATTCTTCTGTCCGGGTTTTGGAAAAGTGTGAGGAACTTATTGAAGAATTCCCCGATATAAAAATTTCATTGTTTATTCCAGCAGCGTACTGGAGAACAATAAAACCAGGAACAACAACAAAAATACCGTTAAATTTGTCTAATTTTCCTGAATTTTGTGAAGAGATATCTGATCTTGATCCAAACAATTATGAAATTGGGTTTCATGGATATTATCACGGTATACCCGGTAGGTCTGACAACGACGAATTTCAAAATCTTTCATATGATGAGACCAACCACAAGATAGATCTAATGCTAGAAGAGATCAAAAAATCGGGACTAGAGAAGGTATTTAAAAAGATGTTTAGACCACCAGCATGGAGAATGAACCCAGAAGCTTTTAGGTGCTTACATGATCGCGGTTTTGAGTTGTTTGCTTTGACGGATTTGGAGTATGCTCTAAAGACTTACGATGGTTCTGAAAAATTTTACCCATCTACAAATTCATCTCAATTTCCCCCATCAAGACCGCTAAAAGTGAACAAGGTTTGTGGTATAGTGTATCATGCGTGTGAGTGGGATGGAAATTATTTAAATTCTGAAAAAGTTCATGATTTAATAGATTTTTTAAAAGATAAGGAGAAAGAGTTTGTTTTTTTGGAGGGGTTGTTGTGAGTAGTCTTAAAAAAATAGAAGTAATTGTGCCGACATATAGGTCTAGAGATTTAACTAGGTCGTTTGTAAGAAGTTTTGAGTATTTTAAACCTGATGATATGGAGGTCACGTTTCATTTGGTAGAAAATTCTGCGGACGTGTCCTATAAGGATGAGTCGACTACGTGGGCAAACGACGTTAGGTGGTATAATAATTCAGATGCTGACACGAATGAAAATGCAGCAAACAATAGGGGTTCGTGGGCAAACTGTTCTGCGATTGATTTTGTAAAGCATGATATCAAAAGTGAGTTTGTGTTTTTATGTCACAACGACTGTATTGTTACGAGCAGGTTGTTTTTTGAGGAGTTGAGGTCGAAAGTGCTAGAGGGATGTAAACTTGTTGGAACGCTAAGATCTCCTGCAAGAAACAACTATCTTCACAGTTCTGGATTGTTGGTTGAAACGGAACTATTCAAGGAAGTGGGAGTAACACCAGAGTTTCATCGAGATGTGGATGTTTGCGAAATTTTAACTGTTCATTGTGTTGAGAATGAAATACCTTATTTTGCATTTGATAGCACATTTTCAAGCAGAGAGTTATTTGAGTCATGCAACGAACCGTGGAAGTCTTTAGGTCCTTCTTGTGGTGTTGATAGGACGCTGGATAGCAATCATACAGAGGTTATTTACGCACACCTTGGTCGAGGATCAGAAAAGAATTTTAAACAATATTTCAAGCAAGGAAAGGTATTGTATGACGATTGGAATTCTTTGTGTGAAGATCTTTTAAAAAAGGAAGATAATGAATCGAAATGATAAGAGAGTTTCTGTCTTCGGGGGTACGGGATTTATTGGTGGCAACTTTTGCAACATGTATAAAAACGAAACCATTACGGTAGACAGAAACATAAGAAAACCATTCACAAATCAAGTTTTGTATCTTATAAGCACAATCCACAACTATAACGTATTTGATAATCCATATGTGGATATTGAGACCAATCTTAAGATTCTAATAGAAACCCTAGAGCAGTGCAAGGATCAGAATGTGGTTTTTAATTTTGTTAGTTCTTGGTTTGTATATGGTCAAACAGATCAATTACCGGCGAAAGAAGACACAAATTGTAACCCGAAGGGGTTTTACTCGATTACAAAGCGATGTGCCGAACAGTTGTTGGTATCTTATTGTGAAACTTTTAACATTCAGTATCGAATATTAAGACTTTGTAATGTTTACGGAGTTAATGCAACAAAAGTCTCAATAAAAAGAAACGCCCTTCAGTATCTTGCAAATGAGGTTGTTCATGGAAGAGATATAAATCTTTATAATGCTGGCAGTGATGTGAGGGACTTTATGCATGTCGATGACGTTTCTAGGGCAATGATGCTCTGCATCGAAAAGGCGCCATTAAATGAAATTATAAATATTGGTTCAGGCACCCCACAAAAATTTGGTGAAGTCATGAAATATGTGAGAGAGCGTACAAATTCAAATAGCGTATTTCATGATGTGGATCCACCAGATTTTCATAAGAAAGTGCAAGTAAAGGATATGTATTTGGACACGACAAAACTTAGGTCACTAGGTTTCACCCCAGAAAAAAACTTTTGGGATCAAATAGATAAAATAATAGAAATTTCAAAGGAGTAAAGCAATGAAAAAGATTTTGATAGCCGGTGGAGCAGGGTATGTTGGCACCCTCCTAACCAATGAATTGATAGATAAGGGGTATGATGTTCATGTTATTGATCTTTTATGGTTTGGGTCTCATTATACTAGGGATGTGAATTTGCAAAAAAAGAACATAGTTGACCTAACCACGAATGATTTAGTCGGGTTCGATTGTGTTGTTTTCCTTGGTGGGTTATCAAATGATCCCATGGCAAAATACAGTCCATCGATGAATTTTATAGAAAACGCTGCTGTGCCTTCTTACTTGGCGTTCATTTCTAAAGAGGCAGGCGTGAGAAGGTTTGTGTATGCTAGTACATGTAGTGTGTATGGATATACAGCAAATCAGTTGTTAGACGAAAACAGTGATTCAATATCCCCTCAGTATCCATATGGTATATCTAAATTGGCAGCGGAGCGAGCGATCATAAATATGACTGATGATATGTTTAGACCGATTGCTCTTAGAAAGGGCACCGTCGGCGGTTGGTCGCCAAGAATGAGATTTGATCTGGTCGTGAACGCGATGACTAAAACAGGATTAACGGAAGGGAAAATTATCGTCAATAATCCGTCTATATGGAGACCGTTAGTGGATATTCGAGATGTGGTATCTGCTTATGTTAGGTCGATAGAATCTAATTTAGACATAACAGGAGTGTATAATATTTCTGAAGACAACTATACCATCGGCCGACTAGCGGATTTGGTTCGGGATACTCTTGTGGATAGTGGTCATGATGTAAAAATAGAAACAAAAGATGTTCAAGATTTCAGAAATTATAAAGTTTTAAATACAAAAGCACAAATGGAATTAGACTTTAAACCTAGATATACACCTCAAGATTCTGTTAAATCTATTTTAAAAAATGTTAAAAATAATCTTGATTTAAATGATAAAAGATATTATAATATTAAAGTTTTTAAGGAAAAATTTTAATGACTTTTAAAGAATATTATCAACATTATTTACAATTGCACCAAAACAAGTGGTGCAGGCGCCTGCATTTTATGGGACAAATGACCACAATTGCATTTTTATTTTTAGTTCTTTACACTCAAACGTGGATATTGATACCTTTTGTGCCATTTATAGTATATCCTTTTGCTTGGAGTGGGCATTATTTTTTTGAAAAGAACAAACCAGCAGCATTTTCAAATCCCTTGTGGGCAAAAGCTTGCGATTGGATAATGACAAAAGATATTTTATTGGGGAGAATAAAGTGGTAAAATCAACAGATAGTAAAGAACTTTTTATCTTAAAGATGGTGGAAGAATACATCAATGAAAAGGATAAGAATAAGACCTGGACAGCAGGAAAAGATTGGGTTAGATACGCTGGACCTTTTTTTGATAGTGATGAATATGTTAGATCCGTAAAATCTCTTCTGAGTGGGTGGTTAGTTCTTGGTCAAGATGCTATCAAGTTTGAAAGAAAGTTTCCAAAGTTTTTTGGCAAGAAATTTGGAATATTGACAAATAGTGGATCAAGTGCAAATTTATTAATGATGGCATCGATGCGCTCAAAGAGGTTATACAACTTTCCGAAAGGCACGAAAGTCATAACTCCAGTTGCTGGATTTCCGACAACGATTAATCCAATATATCAGGTTGGTTTCGAACCTGTTTTTGTTGATATTGAATTGGGCACTTTGAACCTCGACTTGGATCAGTTGGAGGAAGCAGCAAAGGGAGGTGCGAAGATTCTAACATTTGCCCATGTTTTGGGAAATCCTCCAAATATGGATAGGGTGATGGATGTTGTTAAAAAGTATGATCTGGTTTTACTGGAGGATACTTGTGACGCACTCGGCGGTACCTACAAAGGCGAAATGCTTGGGTCTCATGGGGAGATGGCATCTTGTTCTTTTTATCCCGCTCATCATATTACTATGGGCGAAGGCGGATTTGTTTCTACTAAAACCTGCGAACAGGAAAGGGTGGTAAGGAGTTTCAGAGAGTGGGGTAGGGGATGTTATTGTGTGGGAAAAGCGGCAAACCTGTTAAAAAATGGAACATGCAAAAACAGATTTGATAACTGGATCCCTACGTTACCTAATGAAATTTTTGATCACAAGTTTGTATATGAGGAGATTGGGTACAACCTCAAACCAATCGAACTTCAGGCATCGATGGGGTTGGCGCAAATCGAGAAGATTGATACCATATCTGAAAGAAGAAAGTCAAACTACAGAAAGCTTTTTGATGTTTTTGAAAAGTATGAAGATCACCTTCATTTACCAAGACCTACGGAGCATTCCGACCCCAGCTGGTTTGCTTTTCCTATGACAGTGAAGGATGGTGCGCCTTTTAAAAGGTCTGACATCACATCTTACCTTGAGGACCACAAGATTCAAACACGCAACTATTTTGCGGGTAATATCATGCTTCAACCTGCATATGATCACTTAGCAGACACCAGTGAAATAATTAAAAAGTTTCCTGTCTCTAGAAAGGTCACTACCGACACTTTCTTCTTGGGCACCAGTCCTGTTATTACATCTGAGCAAATTGAATATGTCGGATCTGTTGTAGATAAGTTTATGAGAGATGAAATATAATGGGGATGACAGATAACCAGATAGTGGAACAGTACTCATCGGTTGTTAGTGGTATTTTGAATGAACTTCCGGTTGGTTCTAGGGTTGCTTGGT